TCACTAGGACGCGCATCTTGGTGTCGCTTATCTTCCGCGCATCGGGGTTCTTGATCGCGTTGTTCCGGTGATCCATGACCGGCAGCCACATGGTGCGGTGGCAGTAGCCGATCACCACATCACAGTGGACGGTGACGGTTCCGTCCTGATGCAGTTCCGGGGAAGAGAACGAATACTCAGCATTCGGGAAGTGTTCCATAAGGACACCCCATGCCCATGCCCATGACAAGTAGGACAACCCGTTCTTCTTCTCGACATGCTTAGACACATCGATCGTAGACAGGGTCTTCCATATATCGCGGTACTCCTCCGCGATGACCTGTCGCTCAATGATATTTGTTTCAGTCATCAACTTCTCCTGTGTGGTTTTATAGAAGTATACAAGTCATTCTTCTGTGTTGTCTATGCTTGATGCCATATTTTTATATTGCGAACACCATGCGTTTACACGACACCAATTCCCTACACATCGGGTCGATTCGCCTCGACGGAACTCAATCTCTTGACCCGCAGCCAATGCCTCATTGGCATCCTTCTCGTTGTCGTAGAGTCTGAGTGCGCGTTTGTTGCCGGTCTTCTTGACAGCCCAGATATGCGACTTCTCCCACCTCTCATCGGCTGAACACTCAGGTAGTTCCGCGCCAGTGAGTCGGTCGAACTCAGCCTCTTGGTGCAACTCGACGCGCCCCCGCATGTACTCGTCCTGTCTGCTTGAAGTCCAGAGAGGGATGTCGATCTCCACGATGGGAGCCTTGGGGTAGTCGGCCTTCTGCTCTACATCCTTTGCTCTCCAGTCACGCAGGATTGCGACGACCTTCAGCCCCTTGACCTTTGCATCCTTTGTATGCCGGACGAGATAGGCATAGCAGTTCAACTGATGTTCCCATTCCTTCTTGCCGAAGATCACAGACCAGACAGAGGTGGTCTTGTAATCCATGACGGTCACACCATCATCCTCAATACGCTGAACATCGATGGCACCACTGATAGCCCAGCCTTCGACTTCAGTGTAGAGACGCTCTTCGGTGAGGTGCTTGTCATCACCAGTGTCTTCGAACATCTTGTGTGCGGCAGTCCCAAGGACAGCCCACATCTTCTCGCTGACATCCTCTTCCATGTTGTCCCAGTTCTCCTGACGGAGAATGCGGACACGAGGTGAGTCGATGAGTTGCGTTACGCTGCGATTGGATTCACCTTTGCTGTACTCGCTGCGGGTCAATGCTTTAACAACCGTGTCGGGAAGCCCGAACTTGTTGGTAAGTTTCATGGTGTCTCCTGTGTTATACCCGCCAGATGCGGATGCCTTTCTTCTCTGCTGCGCTACTGAATCTGAAGCCTTTGTTCTTTGAGTGGAGCCTTGAAAGCCTGACGCGCACCGAATGCAGAACACGATCGATCTCATCAGGGTTGCACTCGACAAGGACGCTGTCGCCTACCCCCAGATCAAAAAGTGGAAGTGGTCCAATCCTCACGCGCCCTGCTAGGTGCTTGGGAAGAGGGACATTGCTGTCTATCTTCATGTGATCTCCTTGTTGTAAACTGTTGTCATTGTAACATGTGGTTTCTTATATGAAAGTACAATTGGTAGTGTATGGTGAGCCAGCAAGCAAGGCGAATAGTCGTATGCTTGTGCATTTAAACGGCAAGCCTGCGTTCATCAAGTCAGCGAAGGCCCGTGGTTACGAGCGCGACTTTAAGTTGCAGTGCAAGAAGATTGATCCGTTGATGTCCGGGGATGTCCGGGTAGATATCATCATCTACTACGCGACTCGCAGACCTGACTTGGATGAGTCTGTAATCCTTGATTCTATGCAAGGATTCATCTACGAGAATGATCGTCAGGTGAAAGAGAAGCACATCTTTCATCGCCTTGATAAGGCGAATCCCAGAGCGGAAATTATTGTCACGACTCTGGAATAAGAAAGCCCCAGAAGATTTCTCCTCCGGGGCTTGACCGTTCGGGTGAACAAACGGTAGTCTTGAAGTGCGAAGACAAGACAGGCGTGAATCTACACGCTAAACGGGTGGAAATCAAATCTGTCTTGTATACGCCGGTCAGGCGAGCCGTAAGTGAGTGGAGGGGGATCATCCTTCCCGCCCCAAAGTGCCATGTGAAATCCATGCTCTGTCTACCCCTGACAACATGGTGGGTGGTGTAACAGCCAAACCGGACTGGACTTGTGTGAGTAGGGCATGGGATAGGTATCCCCCCTGAAAGCAGTTCCAGTGCTGTGCTGTGATGCACAGTGACACTGAGTACGGTTGGCCCAGCCACCCGGAAAAGGGGGAGGTATTCTCTGGAAGAACACGGGAGATCACATGTCGCTAGAAGAAGTACTGAATTCGCAGACAGAAACGACACGCATCCGCTGTCCAGTCTGTGCAGATTCACGCAGAAAAACCTATGAGAAAACGATGGGGGTCATGGTGGAAGAAGACCGAGTGGTCTATCAATGCTTCCACTGCGGAACCTCTGGAGCCATGAGGAAGAAGACATTCATGCAACAAGTACACAATGCCAAGGCAACACCCAAACACATCGACCCACCCACTGAGCATATCCCCCAGATCGTCATAGACTTTCTGGTTAAACGGTCAATCAATCCTGAGATAGCCAACCAGTTTCCCTTGGTCGGTTCAGAGAAGTACTTCGCAGGGATAGGTCGTTCACCCGCCATCGGGTTTGTGTACGGAGACCCTCGCCAACCTGAAGCCATCAAGTGGCGCAGCACCGAAGACAAGGAGTTCACCCAGCAAGGCTCTGCCAGATCCCTGTTCGGTTTAAACCAACTACCCAAGGACATCACGGAACTCGTCATCTGTGAAGGCGAGATGGATGTCCTAGCCCTTGCATCAGCCGGTATCCCTGCCGTGTCTGTCCCGAACGGCGCACCCGCCAAGGTCACAGACGGCAAGGTCGATCCCAAACAGGACGGTAAGTTCTCGTACATCTGGGAGGCACGGGAACTCATCGACAAGGTCGAGAGGGTGGTCTTCTTCCCAGACCAAGATGCGCCGGGTCAGGCATTGGTCGAGGAACTCGCTAGGCGTATCGGTCGAGCCAAGTGTTGGACGGTTACCCTGCCTGAGAAGGATGCCAACGAGACCCTCCAGAAACATGGCACCCAAGCCCTCGTAGAAGCCCTATTGGCGGCTAAACCCCTACCCCTCGAAGGTGTGTACCTCCCAGAGGACTTCAGCCCACAGATTCTGAGCCTCTACGAGCAGGGGGTGGTGAAGGGGGCGAGTACTGGGATGATATCCCTCGACAAGTTGTACACCATCCTGCCCGGTCAACTGTCGGTGGTGACCGGACTGCCGGGTTCCGGCAAGTCAGAATTGATTGACCAAATATGCGTCAATATTGCAATGCAAAAGGGATGGCGATTTGCCATTGCGTCTTTCGAGAACCCACCCGCCATGCACATCGCCAAACTCGCGGAGAAGGTGGTGGGTAAACCATTCTTCGGGGATGACCGGATGAACAGCGACGAAAGGGATTACGCACTCGCGTTCCTGAACCAACACTTCGTGTTCCTCCAGTCCCATGACGGTGCGCCCAGTACTGTTCAGTCCATCATAGATCGCACCAAACAGGCGGTGATGCGGATGGGTGTGCGGGGACTCGTCATCGATCCCTACAACTATCTCGACATGCAAGGTGACAGCGAACATCAAGCCATCAGCAAGATGTTGACCGACATCGTCCTGTTCTGTAAGAGCCATGAGATTCATGCATGGTTCGTGGCGCACCCTGCCAAGGCATTGCCAGACAGCGGCATCCCCAAGGGTCAGCACATCAGCGGGTCGGCTGCGTGGTTTGCCAAGGCAGACATGGGTGTCACGGTTCATCGCCATAAGAACGATACCCAAGTCCATGTCTGGAAGAGCCGGTTTAAATGGGTCGGTGCTGTAGGTGACATCGAATTGAACTACGACCTGCCCACTGGCAGATACAGCGACAAGACTGGCGCTGACTTGTATGACTGGGGGAACCTGTGAGACCCATCATCAAACTCGACCCATGGGAGTACGAATGGGCATCCCATGTCGGTGCGCGTCGGTTCATCGAGAACTGGTCGCGGGACAATGCCAAGCACTACGACAGCGCGAGGATGGAGGATGACCGTACCGCTCAGGTCGCCGCTTGCGTGGCGGAACTCGCAGTTGCCAAGTACAGCAATCGATACTGGTCTGGTCATGTCTGGTCGGTTAAACATCACGAAACGCACAAAGGCATGGCGGATGTCGGAGAAAACATCGAGGTGAAGAGGCTGCGTTTC